TTCAACACGCGTCGTCAGCCGTTCCTCAACGTCCTTAACGTAAGAATTCGATGCCCGCGTCAGCAGCATCGATTCCTTTAATCCCGACACCGTTTCGTTCAAGGACTCGATCGCTTGTGCCAAGCGCGTTTCGGCGCGCACAACCAACGCCACAACCACCCTGGCCACAACACCGACCAACGCGAACACGACCCCGCCGAATACCCCCAAAATCCATGTCAACTGCGACCACGTCACCGCATCGTTCATGCCCTTGCCCTTTTTTCTACGGCCACACGATGGCGGCCATGGCGATGTCGATCGCCGCCGTGGAGGCGGCGGCTGTCACGTCAGTTTTTGCCTGCACGCGCACGCGGTTGATCGTGGCCTCGATAATGAGCCACGCGGCGCGGGTGGTATCGACCACCACGGCGACCTCATAGGCGTTGGCGGTGATGGTCGCGTCGGCATTGGCCAAAATGCCCACTTCTGAATCGAGCATCGGATAAACGCCTAAGCTCGGCGGCAGGGCGGCGGTGTAGTCGATCAGACACGCCTTGGCTTCATCGGATTTGACCTGATAACTCATCGCCTGACCCGAACCGGGCGTGAGCCGCCCCGGCGCGGTGCGTGCGGCTTCAGCCTGGGCGTCGATGGCGGCGAGCGCCGCCGCCTGCACCGCGGTGAATTCAGCGAGGGTGCGGGCATCAATTTCGGGCTGTGTCCAAGCCACAACCGGGGTATGACGCACCCACGCGCCTGCGATCAATTCGTTCACCGGATCGCCAAGGTAGTGCGTTGCGGGGTCAAAAACGGGTGCGGCCTCCACCGTGATTTCGATGTATCCGCGTGCCTCTAGATCGGTGGCGGGCAAGCCTGCCGGATTGCCAATTTCGGGGATGGCGTTTTGCAGCCCATGCTCGTCGATGGGTGGCAGGGTGGTATCTAACGTTGGGATAAAATAACGCATGTTTCTGGTTTCCTTGTCAGTAGACGATGGCGGCTTTTCCGGTGGTGCTGTTGCTGCCCGCGCCGCCGCGATTGGGATCGGTGTCGGCGCTGGCTTTCATGACGGTGGCCCCTGCGGGTAACAGGCACGAGCCCGCACCGCCGGACGTGTAGGCATAGCCGGACCCGCCGCCGCCACCGTAACCCGCGCCACCGCCCGCGCAGCCCTTAGTTGCGCCGCCCCAACCGGGGCGCAAAAGATCATTTTTGCCATATCCGCCAAGCCCGTCGCTGCCCAAACTGCCTGCCCCATCAGTACCGTTTGCACCGGCAACACCGCCAAGCCCGCCACTGCCGCTGTTGGCGCTCGCCCCGCCGCCACCACCGGAACCATCCGCACCGCCGCCACCGCCGCCACCGCCGCCGTTATACCCATTGGGGCCAGCACCGAGACCATTGCCGCCGCCGAGTGTCGATCCATTTGGGGCTTGCTCAAGCACCAAACGAATATATTCGTAACGCCAACCGCCTTCGCCGGAACCATCGAGTAAGCCCGCATCGCCGCCCTTCCAACCGGTTGTGACGTAATTAGGGCCGCCCGCACCGCCCCCCGCGCCCGCGATGGCGATGGGATTGCCAGCCAAATCTGTGACGGCGGTGCTGCCCCCACCGCAAGCGCTGGTCGATTGACCCGGCCCACCGCGACCGAGGCCGGTGGTGGTGAAATCAGCATCGACAGCAGGGTTGCTGGGGGCAACGCTGCCATTTCCCTTACCATCATTGTTACCGACAAAAACAAGAACCGCCGTTGAGCGAAGGGAAAAGTGAACCGCCGCGCCTTCGCCGCCCGTGTGGACGCTGTATCCCCCGCCCGCACTGCCCCACAGGGCAACGGATAGGCCGGAGCCTTTTTTGACATCGATTGCCGTGTAGCGCGGCGGCAATGGTTGATCGTTAGCGGGCGCGAACGAATCGGTCCAGGTGCCCGGCGGTGCAATGCGCACCGGGCGGCCCGCACGAGTTTGACGCATGGCGGCGTTAGGCATAATCGGCTCCGATCCAGCTAGCTTCCCAGGTCGCGCCCAGGTCACGGGTGGTGAGAACAAACTTGCACCACGCATTGGGTAGGCTTGGCCAAATCGGCGGTGCGCCATAAGGCCAAGTCGTTCCGGCAGGTAACGCGATGGCGTGTCCGCCAACGGCGTCTTGTTTGTGAATGACCGTGAAGTTGTACTCATTCCCGGCGGCAAGATTAGGCGCGGTGAAGGCCACAATTCCGGTGGCTGTATTTTGCAAAACGGCATCACCGTTACCATCCAGCGCAATGGCCACCCCGGTGGTGTCGGTGAAGGCCTCGCCGGGACCGCCAACGGCATTCGCAGCGATGAGGGCCAAAATGGCTTGCGCCAGCTGTGTGTTGTCCACCGCATTGGGAACCAACCCCGCCGCCACAATGGCCGCAACGATTTCGCGCTGGGGACCTTCCAGAGCCGCCGCGGGGGGAATGGACCCAGACTCGCCGGTGACGGGGTTAAAATCCACATAAGGGGCGTCGGCGACGCCGCCGACGGGTTGTTGATAGTCCATACTTAGATCCCTTCGTAAGCAAAGTGTAGATCGCTGTGCGCTGGCTTGAGGCGCGTCAGCAGACATTCCAGATCTTCCGCGCGGCGCACGAAACCGAGCGGGTCTCGACCGGCCTGGCTTTGACCGCAGCGAAAGTAATTAATGCGCGGGCCCGGCACGGACACCCACCAATGATGACGCATCGCCGGATCGCCGCATTGGTGCCGTCCGCCGCACTGGCTATATCCGGCGCGAAACGGGCGGGCCTCTGTGATGGCCACGCCATAGCTCAAAGACGTCGCCATCGCGGTGAAATACGAAACCGACTGCCCCCCCCGCGAGGCCCATTGATTGACCAACGCCATGCGGCGTTCTTCAAGGGTTGGATTGATGATCGCGCACGGGCCTGGGAGTCCGGCTTCGCGTTCGCGCGCGGCCAAGGTTTCCCGTGCTGCGGCCGGGTTTAAGTCGACCATCAATTCAACGGCGCGATTTTCAAGGCGCGTTATCCCCGACGCCTTGGCATCAAGCAATGCACGGGCTTTTGTACCCGCAACGCGAAAGGCATCCCAAAGGGGGCCTTCGGGCAACAATTCCGCGAGCATGTCGGCATTTTCGATATTTTGATCAGGCATAACTCACCACGCCCAAAACCGGAATTTCACCAACGGCATAAACCACGTCCGCCGCCGGAACCGAGATGACGTGGGAATCTTCACCGGCGGCCAATGACACCGCCTCCCAAATCCATGATGTGCGCACCGTCACGCCGGGTTCACCGCGGCGCAAAATCATGTCGGCCAATTCCACCGAAATCGCCGCGCGGATATCCGGCGTATCCGGCGCAAGACCGGTGATGGTGACGTCCAAGGCAACCGCCGATGGCGCCGACACCAGTATTTCCGCCGTCACCGGCTTGACGGAGTCAACGACGCCCTGCACCGCCATCACATCCGCGGGCAGTGGAATACCGTCCGCATACGTGTCATCCATGGTGAATCGGATCGCAACCGTTCCCACACCCATTTGTTGCGCCGCGACCCATACCCGCGTGACGCCCGAAACAGACAAAACCCAAGCGCTGTAATCGGAGACATTGCCTCCGTGGGGCGGCTGTTGGATGCGCGTCAACATACGGGCGCGAAACACATCGTCCTTTTCGACATCCGCGCCGCCCGTCAGCGCCCCAACACCCACGACCGCGGTACCATCGACGGCCGCGATCGGACTTTCCAGATTGAGCGCGACACCCGCGTCGGCATTACCCGCCGCAGCGGCTGTTTCTGCCGCCACAGCAACGGTCAAAACACCGCCCGCGATCACCCCGCCGGTCGTGACGACATAGCGCCCCCCATCGGCACGGGTCAGGACCGTATCAACGGCGACAACGCTGCCGTCCGTTCCGGTCAAATTAACGTCGCCCACAGCCTTGGATGCCGCCCGGCGCGTCACACCCCAGACCCGCCCCCAACCTTCCAGCCATGATCCGGACGCGAACAGCGGATGACCCTGCAACGCGTTATAATCCAGGTGACCGTGAAGGTCGTGAAGGGCGCGCGCGTCCATGTGGGGCATTTCCGGAATGACCCCCCGGCGCACCAACACGTCCACCCCCGTCGCGGCGGTGTAGTCGGCTTGTGCACGTTGCAGCAGCTCGTCAAAAGACGGCCGGGAAAAACCGGGTGGTGTATCCGCCATGGTGTCCTCTTCAAATTTTAGGGGAAATCAGGTTTGTCTTTTAACGCGGCCAAAGACCATCAACGCCCAAACGGAAAACCGTTCCGTCCGGGCGGTAGATCGTTACATCCAACCGCAACCCCGTCGGCTTGGACCGACTTGCCACAACGGTGACAGATGAGGCGAGGCCGTCTTCAATCATCCAAGCCAACGCGTCCGACGCATCTTGGCGGGCCTGTTCCATGACCTGAGACGTCAGCACCGAACGGGCGTAAATCCACAGCCTCGAACCAATTTTGTCGCCGGCCGTTTTAGGCCATCCATCACCCCACCAGCCCTTGCGGTCACCCGAAAAGTCCGGCAAGGCATCATCATCGCCCGCACGTCCCCAAGTCAGCAGGCTGGCCAACACGGCCGTGCGTAGGTCCGTGGCCATAAAATCGCCGCTTGCGCCATCGGTTTGCACAAGATCGTAACCGCCTGACCGTTTATCAAATTCCAACGCAAAATCAGCCATTATTCAGATGCCCCCGCGAAATCGGAACCCGTCGTGACGTGGCCACACGTCGCGGCGTTTCCTTGAATGCAGGCGGGAGTGCCGTTGATGGTCACAAAGCTGGACGCCTCCGCCATCACCGGGGCATCATGTGGCGCAAGTCCGTGCCCCGCGATCGGATCACCCACCACCACAATCAACGCACCGTCGACGGTTACAAAATCCTGTCCACCGCCCAATTGCACCCCGCCTGCGCTATCCACCCCAACCCGCGCGAACCCTTTTGTCATACTGCTTTCACCTGATCGATGGCCGGCGCGGTGATGGTGATACCCGTGTCCGCGATCACAATGGATGACCGCCCACACTTAAATGTGATGGATTTACCAACCGGCGTACTCAGCACCAGGCCGGCGCGGGTCAAATGAACCCGCTGGCCTTGATCGTCGTGCAACATCACCTCACCGGGTAAAAGGCCAGCAGGGCGGTGACGACGGTCGGCGGCCGGCAAACACATGCGCAAATCCGGCTCCAACGCCAGGGCAACGGTTTCAGCACCGCGCCCGTCCGCATCGGGCGGCAACACGCGAAACGCGAACCCGTAAGGCTGCAAGTGTTCCAACCCCGCCTTAATTTCACCGCGCCGGCCCAAGACCTTCAACAATTGCATTTTGGGGGCGTCGTCGTCCGCCGCCACCACGGCGCGCACGATCATGTTGCCAACCCGCGCATGCAGCCAATCTATAAATTCATTCATTGTTCGCCCGCCCCCACGACTTGCTGACCGGCGTAATCCCACTGCCCCAAGGCATCGGCACCCACACTGACCGGCTTGGGCGTGAAGGCCGCCGGGGATTGCAGGGTCAGTCGGGTTTGTCGCCCGACAGTGCCATCAACCGACCATTCGACCTCGGTCACCAGCATGTCTGCGAACACGCCCGCGGATGCATCGCGCACGGGCACCTTCAACCCCGGAATCCACAATTCACCGTTTTTTTGTTGGCGCCACCCGCGCACCACGTGGGTCAATTCAAGGCCCTGCCCGATGCGCCGGGAAACTTCCCATTGCGCCTGTTCGCGCGCGGATTTACCGTCGACACGGCCCGTTGCCGCAATGATCAACGGGCGGTATCTGGTCACCCCGCCATCTTGCGCGCGGCCTTCAACCCCCGCCGCATCCGCGCCAAAGCTGGTATCCGTTCCGGCGTCTTGCCCGCGCACGATGATTTCGGAAAATCGCCCCGCCAAGGTGATGCGCGCCGCCGTATTCAAAACATTGTTCGCCGGGTCAGGGCCGCCATCCGGCCCGAACAAATAATTCAGCGCGCCTTCGGCGGCGACACCCGTGGGCCGATCGATCACCACGGCCCCAGACCCGCTATCGTGCAGCACAAACCCATGACTGCGACAGACCCGTTCAATCGCGCCAAAGGCCCGTTCGCCCGATTCAAGTTCAAAATTTTTCACCACGATACGCCCGGCGCGATTGTCCACCACCAGACCGAACGGCGCGGCGATCGCCGCCACCACATCCGCCAAAGCCGCATTTTGCCACTGCCCCGGTTCGTTCATGGCCGAACAATCGGCCAGGTCCGCCGTGACCGAACGCCCGACGACTTGAACGGTTCCGGCATTTTCGTCGGTTCCGGGCTGCACGGAATCCACATACCCCCACAACACCGCATCACCGCCCAACAGAATGCGCACCCCGCCCCGCCCGGGAATGATCGGCGACAGATAACGGCTTGCCGTATCACCGGCGGTGGAATTTGCCCGCGCCCGTGCGGTCCGGGGAAAGGCCAAACTGAACGACCCGGCAAGGCGGTCAAGGCCGCGGCTGACCGACACCGATGTCCAGCCGGACACGATGCGGCCCGCATTTTCCACCGTGACCTCATCGATCGGGCTCGTGGGGCGATTTTGCTCAACCATCCAACACACTCACCCCCATAAAACCGGGTATTTTGCCGCCATGATTGAATTGTGGGTTACGATTCAAAATATCATCGCCACGCCGCCCATCGCCGTACAGTCGATGCGCCAACACCACGGCAGGCACGGGCCCAGCCGTTTCAATGCGCCGCAGACGGGGCAAATTGACCGTGCGCGCCGCCATGTCCTTAATCACCGACCCGCGCAACCCGCCCAGGGCGGAAAACACCGCATCGCGGAACCCGCCACCATCAGCCGCGCCCCGCCCCGCCGCCGTGCGCGCGCCGTCCAATCGCGCCAGATAATCCGTGCGCATCCGGGCGGCGGCGTCGGCACTGTCGAACGACATCCGCGTCAAGCTTCGCGATTCTGCCGCCAACGCGACATCGGAAACCAAATTCAGCACCGCGCTGCGGTTTCCAGATTGTTTTATCCGCGTCGGGGTGGTCAGCGGCACGGCGGTCAAATCACCGCCAAAACCGTTCAACGCCGCAAACAACCGCCGGGTGTTTTGCGCCCCCGCGACACTGGTCGACAAATCGCCAAATAAGCCCACAACCGTTTGCGCAATGTCCGCAGCGGTCCCATCTGACACCAGCGCGGAATTTCCTCTTGAGAATTTATCCAGGCTATCGGCAATGCCCGGAACCGTTTCCCCCGGTGCAGCGGCGGCGTCGCTTAAACCCGCCACCTGATCCGCCAGCGCCCAAGACAATTTGTCCAAAACCATTTGCGCATCCGCACGCACAAACTGCGGCGTGCCCGACAAATCAAAATTATCGGTAAAAGACACCTTGGCGGCATCGGTCAGCGCCGCCGATGACGCCTCAACCCCCGCCCGACTGTCGATGGCGACCGATGGAAACCGTTCTTCGCCTTCTTCTTCAAACGTGATCGTGAACCGCGCCAAGCCACCTTCGGCGTGGGATTCCTTACATTCATAGGTTCGCGCCACAACCGACCATCGGCCTTGCCATGAATCCACATACACGCCAGCGCCCGGCACCTCCAACGCCCGCAGCAACGCATCGCGGGCGTCCATATAGCTATCGTATCCACCAGCGACCCCGCCCAGCACCTGGGCCTCGACACGAAACGTGCGGGCCTTGCGGCCCATGTCGTCTGCGTCCGGCAGGTCGCGCTGCGGAAATTCGTGCGTGGCGCCACGACGACCGCCGGAAAGGGTGCGTTCAGGCACAAAAAAGGGCACGCCCCGAAAGGACGCGCCCAAAAGGCGTTCAGATGACACTTTAGTTTCTCCAGACAGGCCCGCGCCGCATAGCGCACCGGGCCGCGCACGCCAAACACTGCTACATGATGTTGTAATAAACGATCATATACAGCACAAAAATTCCGAACAGATTGTTCAAAAGTTTAAACATGTGAGCATTATAGCCTATAAATGACCCTGTTCCAATTCAATACCGAGAACAACTTTGTTGGCAATATCAAGATCGCACGCATAACGCATATTCGACCATGCGCCGAACGCATTCTGCATTTTCAACTTATCACCCATATATTTGATCACGCCTTTTTCTTCATCGACCCACAAAATACGATTAAATTTTGACTCGGCAAACCCATCGATCCACTCGAAATCGTACAGCGCCGCCTTTTGAATGGCTTTTTTACAACGATTAAGGGCCATACCCATATTCTGCTCGGCCCAACAACTCAAATCCAGACGACACGCCGCCGCTTGCGCGGCCGCCGCCTCTTTTTCGGCTTTCGCCTTCGCCACAGCCTGCGCCTGCGCTGCGGCCGCGGCTTCTTGTTGCGCCGCCATCGCCGCACGATTTGCAGTGACGCGGGCCTCAACACAAATCGGGTCGGCCATGCACGCGGCCTCTTTTTCAGCAGCGATTTCTTCTGGCGTTGCCCCTAACGAACTCAACATGGCCAACGTCAACAGACTTCCGCCAACAAAAAACACGCCTGAAATACTAAGCCCCTTAAGGGCATCCTTACGTATCGATTTACTGGTGCCGGAAAGACCTTTCAGATTCTCGCGGGCAAGCACAATACCGCCAAGTAGCAGCAAAAGGCCAAATGCAAAACCAATAAACGTGCCCATAACCACCCCCCAAAAAAATGAATTTCAGGATAAATCTATGTCGCCGGACACACCGCAGTCAATCTTAAGTTGCGCATAAATGCCTATTTTCAAGTCAATTCATCAACGCGATGTCCAAATATTGGATGTTTCCGCGTTTTTCCTTTCGATAGCCCAATTCGGCTAGCCCTCGGCCAAATCGGGTTTCATTGACGGCTGGTATACGCGTTTGCGAACACCATTTTGTGTAAGCATCGTACAGTGCCCGCGCTGAAATTGTTTCACCCGGTGCCGACACTAGGTTTTCGCGGGCAAATCCGTTGATGTCTTGACGATCCGGGACCTGTTGCCCGGTCACCCGTTCCAAATGGTCGCGGCACGTGTCCAGATCCGGCAAAATGTAAGACCAAGTCCGCCCGGCGCGATCGGTACGCTGGACCCGGCACACACCCGGAACAATTTCACGCAAGGCCCTGCCAAAACGCGCCCGTAGTCCCGGGCTGTCTTGTTGCCCGGTTTCACGGCGGTAACATTCGCAAACTTCGTGGGCCGGAACTTCGGTGCGCCACGCATCGTCTTGCGGCAAAACCACCCCGGACCCAATTCGCCCCCGCCACCACCCGATGATGTCCGGCGCGACTTCGCGGCTCACCATCGCCGGGGCTTCCGGTTTTGCCAATTTCGATTGCAACCACAACTGTTGGGCCGCCGACCGGCCAAAAATACGCCGACATAAGCTGATTTCCGCGACCGTCTGGCGACGCTCTTCGATTTCCATGTCTTCAACAGGCGGCGTCACCGGCTCATCGTTGTCCGGAACCACAAGGCTGTAGGTCCCAGAGCGGCGAATTTCCGGCAAAACCTCGTGGGCCAGCCATCGCTTGAAACGTTTTGCTGCATCCGTGCGGCTGGTGAACACCAATTGGAAAATGCCCGGCTCATTGATACAAATCATGGTTTGAGGGTTTTTTCCAAGGGGGTAACTAATAGTTACCCCCTTTCGTTCATCATCATCCAACTGACCAAGCGCTTTATTGTGATTGGACAAATCCAAGCACCCACATACATCCTTACCGACAAACCACGGTTCGCCATCTAGGTCCTGTACCCGAACATCAGTGCCTTCGAAATCGAATGTCGCCAGCGCGCTCATTTGCATGCCTCCGCATCTTTGTGCTTTTGCTTGATTTTCATGTACCACACACGGCCTCGCGCACGCAGACGCGCAATGTCTTGTGCGGTGAAAACCTTAAAATCGCCGGATGGCGGATGTGGCCTTTCAAACTTAATCACTTTTGCGGTCTGCATTGTTGCCTCCAAGAGCATCAGATGATATCTTTTGTATCACAACAATAGGGCGGAGTGTCTTTTAGTGTCAAGTGATACTTTAAACATCACGGGCGGGCAGATCAGAGCAGGTCGTGGCTTAATTGGAATGTCGGGGGCAGACCTCGCTTCCAGGGCAAATATTGGGCTTGCCACAATCCGCCGCGCTGAATCCTCTGACGGCATACCATCAACAACAAAAGCCAACCTCACCGCCATCCAAGCTGCCCTCGAAGCCGCCGGGGTCGAATTCATCCCCGAAAACGGCGGCGGCGCGGGCGTGCGGCTTAAGAAAACTTAACCCCCCCTCAACAACGCATCGATAAAGCTGCGCCGACCCGGCGCTTTGCGGTCGTTTTCAAGGGCGGATTGCAGGTTCATCAAGAATCGGGCGCGAAAGCCGCTGTTGGCGATTTTTGCGACGGTCGCGTCCATTTCCCAGCGTGCTTCGACGCGCACCTTGTCTTGCAGGGTGTAAAGCAGTTCAAAATTCGACGCCCCCCGGTGCGGGCGCAAAAACACCCCTGTTTTTCCGGATTTCATGCGCAAGGCAAAGGCTTTTGGCTTGCCTGCGCGGCGTTTCTTTTTGCCCGCGCCCGTCACCACCCGCCCCGCACCCACCCCGGCCCCGACAGATTGTTCCAGGCCTTTCTCCAGACCGGCCTTGCGCAGCACGGCGCGCGGGCGCATGCCCCGCTTGATGGCGCCGCGCATGTTTTCGCCGTCGCGCACGTTCAGCGATGGAATCAACCGCGCCCGGCCTGTTTTGGCCGCACGGGTTCCGCCATCTTGCTGGTCTTGCATGTACCAATCCAGGGTATAAACGGCGGATTCCATCGTTTTTTTGGTGGCGGACGCGATACGCACGCCCCGCGCCACCCGGTCGCGCCGAATGGTGAAACGGTCCGGCAGTTGGCGGCGCACTTCCGCCTGACCGTCTGCCGCCAATTGGGTCAAGGTCCGCGCCGCGGCAAACGGAACGGCGCTGAATTCCAGATCGTCCAACATGCCGATTGCATCTTCAACATTATCAAGCAAGCCACCGTTCAAGTTTACCATCGCCATCACCCCGCGTATGCCGGACGGCTAAAGTGCCCGGGACCTATGCGTTGCGTGTTCACGCGGGTATTTGCATCGCCGCGCGGGCGTTCCGCATCCACCCGCATGCCAGCAGGAAGGTTGTCGGCTTTCAGGGTCACGGTGACTTCGGATTTTGCCGCGACCGGTACAGGCGGGCGGGTCATGGCGATGGACGGCGCCATGTTGGCACCGCCAGATGCACTTAGACCGCCGAGCCCAAATGCGCTGTACGCGTTCGCATCCGCCACCGTCGTTTTGGCCACACTTAACCCCAACTTGGCCGACACCCAATCGGGCAACACCCCGGCCAGGGCCGTGACTTGTTTTTTGATGGGGCTTAGGAAATCGAAGCCCGAAAACCATTCCTTAATCGGTTCCCAATAGGCCATGACCAACCCCGCCGCCGCCGCCAGCGCCACCACCAACAAACCGATGGGGTTTGACGCCATGGCGATGTTGAGGGCCTTCATGATGCCGACGCCGTATTTCATGGCGACAAAGAAATCGAAAACCATTTTCGCAACCGCCATCGCGCCCATCGCCGCCATGCGGGCCGTGGTCACCAGCAACGCCACACCCAATTGTCCGAGCGCAACGACGGCTTTCAACACCGCAAAAATCAGACCGGCATGCAGCAGCACGACAATCCAGGCGATCATCTTGCCCCAACTGCCGAACCAATCCTTGACCGCAACCACCGATGAAATCAGAGATTGGAACACGCCTAAAACTTTATTCAAGTCCAGTTGGTCGAACCATTTCACCAAATCTTTGATGAAAGCCCCAACTTTGGTCGCAATCAGGTCGCGGTTTGCAGCGATCCAATTTGTGATTTGCACAATAACCGGGCCTAAAACAGGGAGCAATTTTTCGGTTATGGACGCCGACAAACCATCCCATGCCCGACCCATATTTTCCGTTTTATTGGCCATCTCTTCCGCAGCCTTTGCTTGGGATTCGGTAATGATCCCTAAGTTTCGGGCCTCGACACCATAGGCCGCTATACCTTCTCGGCCTTTTGATAACAAAAGCGTCATTTTCGCCCCACTTTCGCCCATAACCTTGTTCGCGAGAGCAGCTTTACTGGCAGGGTCTTTTATGCGCGCCATGGCGTCGGCCAGATCATCCATGATGTCTTTGTTGGTCCGCGCGTTTCCCGCACTGTCGTTGAGATCAATACCTAATTTTTTGAACAGCGGCAGGGCCTCGCCGACGCCGTTGCGGGCCTCGCCAATGTTTTTGTTGAAATCTTTCATCGCCGTGTCAAATGTCGCGCCGTCGACGCCCTCACGGGCCGCACCGAACTTGAGTTCTTGAAGGGCCTCAACCGCGATGCCGGTGCGTTGGGACATTTTGGCCAGACTATCTCCCGCCGCCGTGGTGGCACTAACCATCCGCCACAACCCCACCGCAGCGCCGCCCCCCATCAAGGCTGTTAACGGTGCAAGCGCACCGCGCAGGGCGTTGCCCATCATGCCCGATGCCGCCGAGATTCCCTTCATGGATGTTTTCAGGCGTGTGAACGCCGCGGCGACATTTTGCATCCGTAGACTGCGCGCCGTCAAAGCCGCCTGGACGCGCAGACCCCTAAATTGACCCTTGAGTTGATCGATGGTGGCCTTGGACTGGTTAACAGCCCTGAGAGCAAACAGGACGGCGGCGGGTTTGGCGGACATGGCTTAGTCGTCTCCTTCGTATGCCTTGGCTTGAGCACGGTTGTGTTTGTCGGTCGCGGAAATGGCCCAGGCCAAATCTTCGACGTGCATGTCGAGGATTTGCGCCGGGGTCCAGTGGTGCTGGGCGATCAATTGCCCGGCGATGTCGCGCCAGTTTGATGGGATTTCGGTTTTGGAAAAAAACCGGTCACCGTCACCAAAGCGCGAAAAAAATCATCCGCGTCCAGGTGCTTTTGGATATGCGGCTCAAGGGTATCCGTCATCACGGCGATCAAGGCCCGCATGTCTTTCATCACGGTGGTTTCCGTAGATTTAGCCAGAATATCCAAATCGCCAGCCTTAAGACGTCGGAAGGTCAAAGCATCGACCTGAACGTCTTGCATGGGGCCGCCGTTTTCTTTTTTCTGGACACTAAACGGATACTCCAGCCGCAGCATCTTTTGCCCGCCCGGAATGTCTTCGAGATAGTCGTCAAGATTGACATCTTCTGGCGTCAGGTCCTGGCCTGCGGCGGTGGACAGTTGAGATTGATCAATCATCAAACCGCGACCTCCACGCCACTTGCGCCTTCGAAACGCACCGTGCCCGAATTGTCAGAACCGTCCGTTTCAAACCCGCCGACAAAACTGGCTTCGGACAAGGTGCAAACACGGTCCGCAAGGCGCAATTGCACGTTGATGTTTCGGGCGCCGCGCAGGGTTTCGCTGGTTTGGCCTTCGCCCAAAAAAATCTTGGTTTCGATGAACGGAACCGCACCGACGTATTTTTGTCCGGCCCGACCACGGGCGCCGGGAATGCTTTCCACGGTTTCCGTGCTGAAATCATATTTTGCTTCCGGGGCGGTGGTGTACGCGACACCGTCCACCACCAGACCCTGTACACCGGCGACTGTGGCCATGGTGTTGTCTCCTTATCTTTGAATGTCTGAGGATGTTTAACCGACCAGATTTTCCGGCCATTGCAGCGAAAACTGGACTTTGGTCGCAAACGTGATGAGCGGGTTGGCCAGATCCGGGGTGTACAGCATGTTGATGCGAGTCGGATCGGTGGCGTCGACGTTCACGGCGAATAAGGCTTCGAACAGGTCCTTGCGTTCGACCAGTCCTAAACGCTGCAAGCGATCGTAATGCCCCATCACCAGCGATTTGATCATCGCAGGGGTGGCATGGGGCACGCCTTCGCCGATGGGGGTTGTGTCGGCCACCAGAACGCAGCGCCGGGCGATGAAATTGGTGTGTACCAAAAAGCGAATTTCGCGAATGATCCGGCGCACCGTGGCCGGGGTGGTTACATCCAAAAATGCCGTGTCGGCAACGCCGGACGCGTTCTTTTGATAGAACGTGATGGCGCGGTCGATGGTCAGTTGGCCGCCCACTTCTTTCAAGGTGGAAATGCCCGCGTACAGCAACGTGTTGCGGTCCGTCCAGGCGAAACGGTCCGCGGGGTCCGGCACCAATTCGCCCGCCAGAATCAATGTGTGCAACGGACGCGCCGGATGATTGGCCAACGCCTGCGCCGACACCGAACCATAGCGCGCCGCACGTAGATAGGCCGGGCCCGGCGCGTCAAAAACGCCGCAACCGCTGCCATACTTACCATTGCGCGCGATGCCCGTCGTTTGCAACGCGGAAACGGAACCTGACAACGCGGTCCAATAGGTTCCGTAGGTTTGCGCCAACGGGCCCCACTGTCGGTCCATTTCCGCATCCCACGCATCCAAGGACGTAGCGTCGGTGAAGGGATGCACGATGAAATCGTATTCATCATCGCCAATCGCGGCGATGGCCGGAGTTTGATCCGGGTTGGAAGCGCCCGCGCTCAGGCGACCGTCACCGGGAATGGTCATGGCAATGCCTGCCGGCGTGATTTCACCCCCCAACGCGCCGCGCCGGTTGAGCGCGATTTGCACGTCGTTGCCGACCTCGCCCTTATGCCGAAAGGTCACCGTGACGACCGCAAGCGCAACGACCGACGTCACCGCCAAACCCACGGTCGCGTTGATGGCCGCATTCAAGGCCGTCGCAACGGTCGCGGCGGTGTCGCCATTTGCCACAGCAACCTGAACCCGGTCGAGACCAAAATAAACATTGAGCGTGCCCGCCGCCGTGGCCGCGCCGGTCACGGTGATGTCCAGCGTCGCGGCGACGCCCACGGCGTTATCGTCCAACGGGTTGACCCACAAGGTGGTGGTCAGGTTGTTTTTGCGAAACGCCGCGACCATACCGGCAAGCATGGAGCCGCTGCCGAACAGTCCGTCGGCGGCGGAACCGTCGCCGGACACCAGCACCGGAACGCCGGCCACGGCGGTGCCGGTTCCCAATTTCTGGCCGACAATCAACGCAACCTGATTTTGCGAAAACATGCCCGCAAGAGATCCATCGACTTCGGGGTAAAACCCGGATGGGCGACCGCCCACGGGAACTTGGTTGAAAGCTTCGGCATCAAGGGTCATTTTTGATTATCCCTTCGTCTTGGGGGTTGGGGCATCGACGACCGGCACCAGATCGGCGAACACGCCGCCCGTGCGACCGCCCGCTTGGTTGGCACGGGGGAACAACCGCAACACATCGGGATGGCGCAAGTCATCAATGCTCAAATCAAACGGCCCCGCAGGATAAAAGGCCCCGTTGATGGGGTTGCGAACATTGAGCGGTCGACCGTCGACGGTCTTGTCTGGGTTCGCCTGAACCCGGATGGTGGTGGGGGAAGTCATCGCTTGAGGCTCCACTTATTGAGTGAGGGTTATGGCGTCACCGGCGGCGCCGGTTTGCAAATCGATGGTGGTGGCGACGCTGGCCAGTTCGACCGCGCCCACAGGTTTGTATTCGGTCGGGCGTTGGCGTTCGACGGAGACGGTCAGGACCTCACCGACGATGTTTTTCGCGCCATCTTTTTCGACGAACTGTTGCACGGTGAAGCTTGGAACTTCTTTCCAGCGCGCCACCCATTCTGGGTCGGAAAACAGCAACGTCTTGATTTCTTCGGTAATGGTCATGGCGGCGGTGTCCCAATTGAGACCTTCTTCAACCAACACCTGAATGGAAAATGTCGGGGTATCGCGAAACTGTGGATGGCCCGCGGGCGAGACCGGCGTGCCGGATTCTTGCATCGCGTACAGCAAAACGGCGGGCAGTTTTTTATCGGGGACATTCCACGCCCGCGACCTGTATACCCGTTCGGCGACGGTGGTTTTTCCCATCAAGCGGGCCTGAATGTCCGTCAAATCGACGATACGGTTGGTCATCACTATTCGGCCTTGGTGTTAGGTTTTGTGCAGGTGCAGCCACGCATGGCCAGCGCCGTTGTCGTCGACGTCGATCACCACGTAAGCCACGCCGCCGATGGTGACGGTGTCGTCTTGTTCCGGCTCCAGACCTGCGGGGAATTCCGCCAAGCGCACGCCAAGCATGAATTCACGGCTGCGCACGGAGACTTCGCCGCCGCCATCGACCTCGACCGCCTGATTGCGAAAATCGCCCCGCGGCGGCGGAAGCACAGCGCCGGACACGGCGGAGCTGTAAGCCTCCACCGCGCCGGAACCGGACCCCGCACCCGTGGCGGCGAATGCATCCAGGCAGTCTTTGGTCATCTGGTCGAAATCAACACTCATGGATTAGGCGCGGGGTTAAGCCCCGTCCTCCGCCTTGACGGATTCCCAGGCTTCATCACGTTGGTCTGAGGTGATGTCGTGGCCCAAAAGTTCTTCCAACACATCGACACGCGGGTCGCCGTCGACCGTCCAGTGGGCATCGTCTGCCGCATCCAACTCGCGGATGGCCAGGACAATACGGGCGATTTGCTCGTCATCGGCGGGTGGCGTTTCGCCCTTCCCCTTGGGTGCAACCTTGTCGGGCTTGTCCTCAAAACAGATGCCGCGCGCGAGAAGCGCCTCCACATCCTTGGGGTCACAAAGCGCGGTTGCGCCGGGTGCTATGGGGTCTTTCGTGAGACCGTGAACGGTCTCACGAAAGGTGTAGTTTTTCTTTTTCGCCATTGGAGTTTTCTCCTTATGCCACGATTGCGCGGAAAGAGGCGTTCGGACGGGTCGGCACCACCAGGGGTGCGGATTGCGTCATCACGTTTTCAACGCTGGGATCGTCGGTGATCCAATTTTTGTGAAACCGCGAGGTGGCTTGATAGCCCGCATGCGCATCTTGAATGGCGCCATACGTTTGCACGCCTTCGATGTCCGCACCCGCCAACAACACGGTGTTGTCCGCAAGCATTTTCTGGGTGACACCCGCGTCGTCTTCGTACACGTCGTTGTACAGCCAGAGTTCAAGGTCACCGATGGTGCCCAGGTTACGCGCCGAACGCGCCTTGGGTGCAATGACCGTTGGGCCGAGCTCCACCGCGCCGGAAAGCTGGCGGCGGTTGTCCAAGCGGTCCAACAACTTTTGGTCCTGGCGGGCGAAATTCCACGATCCGGCCGTAAAGATCACGTCCGTCACGGCGCCGCCGGATTTGTCGCTAACCAAACCGGCCCAAGTTTCCAAATTGTCCAGGGGCGAAACGCCCGCCTGCCCCCAGGCCGCCAGCCCGGCAAGTGTAATACCCAGCGCCGCATCCCGGCCAAAATCGACCACTTGGGTCGGGTAGTCGTCGCCGGCCACGGTCACCGCGCCGTTCATAAGGGCTTCTGCCGCCATCCATTCCAGGCGCCGCACGATAGAATCGTCCTGATCGCTGAGAATGTTGGCAATCGCCGCATCGCGGCGCTGGTCAGGCGACATGTCACCCGCGCCGTAGCTTTCACCCGGCATGCGAATGAACGGCGCGTCTGGGTCAACGATGTGTTTGGGCTTCAAGTATGCCGGTTCGAACGTCTGGGTGGTGTGCCCGCGGTTCTTCATAATCTTGCCCTGAGCCATGGGCGAAACGAACGGTGCGAGTTTGCGACCCTTGGTGACCAGATCAAAATCAATTTTCTTGGTTTGAAAATTGATCACACCGGGGAAAAACCGTTCCAGCAAAAAGGCGTGAGGACGCGGCAGGCTATCGACCACACGGCCAAGCGTGCGTGTGTCGTAAAGAGAAACAACCATGTGCGGATTACTCCTGAATAAAAGGGATTGAGCGGGCGCCCTAAAGCGGTGCGCGCAAGAACAGCGGCGTGCCGTCGAAGGCCGCGCCAACGGTTGCGGCGGTGTGGGCCGCGCCGTAAACCAGGGCGGTCGGGTTGAATTGCCCGGCCTTGTACACCGGCACCACCTTGTCGGCGGCGGTGGCGTCGGCGGCGTCGACCAGAATGCACACCGGGACTTGGGAACCATCGATGGCGGCGGTTAACGACAACGTCAGTTTGCCGCTGACGGTGATGCGGCCCAAAACCGAACGGGCCGCCAAGTTCTGGCCCGTGATCAGCGTTTCGGGTTCGGTCACAATGGGAAAATCACCGGTGATGAAATCATCCGGGGTGTAGATAGCGGTTTCGACGGAAGCAACCATCGGTCAGGTCTCCTGTAAAAATGTGAATGGGTTAGCGGGTTTTGACGGTCCGCCCGGTCGCGGTCTGGAAATTGGCAAGAATGTTCGTTGCCGGATCAGACAAGGCCGCAGTGGCCGAGGCCGTATCCAGGCCGACCGTGGTGTCAATGGCGCCCGCCATCTTAGCTGCCAAGCCGCCCGCAGCCGACGCTTGCACCATGGTTGCCAGCAACGCCTTGGCCGCCTTGACCGTCATGTCGGTATTGGTGGCAAGGTGCTGCGCGGATGACTCGCGGCCTTTGGCTTCGGCACAGTTCAAAATGCCCGCACAGCGCTTGCGTTCGGCCAAGACGGCGGTTCGCGCTGCGGGTTTGGTTTCATCGTCTTCCATGTCCGGGTCTTCTTCATCGTCCATGGCCGCGGTCTCATCGGAATCATCGGCACCATCGGCGGCCGCGGGGCCTTCGTCACCGTCCGGTTCACCGTTTTCCGGGGCGTCATTGTCCGCGGCGGTGTCGTCTTCCATGATTTCAGGATCGTCTTCGCCAGCCATGGCGTCGGGCTGTGCGCCGGACATGCGCTGACGGGCGGCGGACAACAGTTTCATCGGGTTACTCATTGAGTGATTCTCCTACAACTAAGGCCGCGCCATCGGCACGGTGGGTGTGTACAGATTGGTGCGATTTCTTGGTTTAGGCGGAGACTTGAACCGGCGTTCCCGCCAGCGCGTCCAGCAACGCCTGAAAGCCGTCTTCGGGGGCCATGACGGCGTCGACGAACCCAACGGCCTGCGCCGCGGGACCAAGATAGGTTTGGGCTTCGGTCGCCATAACGTCCGCGACCTTCAAGTCACGACCGCGGGCGACGATTTCGGCAAACCACTTATGCAGCGTGTCGATTTCAGCTTGGATTGACGCCTGCACACCCTCCGGCAATGGCGCGTATGGGTTTGCATCAACTTTTTTCGCACCGCCGTGGATCAGCGTCACCGTGACACCGTCCTTGTCCAGCGCCCCCGACCAATCCACATGCATGGTCACCACGCCAACGGACCCGGCCATTCCGGTGCGCGCCATGATGATTTGATCGGCTTGGGACGCCAGCGCATAAGCCGCACTGGCCGCCATTTCGTTCAAGATCGCCCACACGGGTTTGACGGCGCGCGCGGCGAAAATACGATCGGCAAGGTCAAAACAACCTGCAACCTCGCCACCGGGGGAATCGATGTCCAACACAATCGCGCGGATGTTTGGATCATGCAGCGCCGCATCCAGTTTGGTCGCGATGCCGTCATATCCGGTCATGCCGGAATATGGGTCCAGGCCGCCGCGTTGCACCAACGTACCGCGAACGTGAATGATGGCGACGCCATCGGTTTCGGGAAACACCTTTTCCGGGCCACCCGGGGCCGCGTTTTGTAAGCTGGCCGCGACATTTGTGGGCGCGAAGTCTTCAAACTTAACGGAACGCCCCCAACTGGCGCGGTCCGCCAACACGTCGGCCAACACGTGCGCCTTGATCGGCGTGATTAAAAGCGGCGTGTTGAACAAGCGCCCGCGACATTCTTGAAATTCGTACATCAAGCGTCTCCGGAATAATGGATTTCGGGAACGGGCGAACGGCGGACGGCCTGAATGTTGGTTTCGGCGCGATCGGCATCGTCAGGATCGGCGGGGTCGTCCTCGCCCATGATCGGCGCATCCGCCCAACCGGGGCGTGGCAAGTTCAAATCGGCCATAAGGTCCATTTCGTGGCGCCGCTGCTCCAAGACCTCTTCATAGTCCTGGCCCTGTTCCGCGCATTCGTCGCGCAACGTCGACATGCCCGCATCCATGCGCATTTGCGACGCGGTGATTTCCTTGGTCGGATCGACCCAGCCGCGAGGCGCCCCGGTCCATTTGCCGCGGGTCCAGGCCGTTGGGTTTTCCCAAAACGTCGGGGTTCCGGCGGGCAGGTCCAGATGGCCCAAATCCATGTCTTCTTCCATCCACAGGGCAAAGATCGGCGTGGCGAACCCATCAGCGAACGCACCGCGCCGGGCCGACAAGAATTTCCAGGCCTCCATCAAGGCCGCGCGGGCCGACGAATAGTTTGTCGACGACCAATCCTGGGCCAATTGCTCATACGATTGCCCCGTCGCCGCGGCGATGTAGCGCAGCGCGGTTTTTTCAAATTCTGGAAAAGTCGGATTGGGCCGCGCGGCATTGGTAAAGCCAACCTCTTCACCGGGATAAAGCAATGGAAGGCGTACACCCGCCAAGTTGATGTTGCTTTTTTCGTGAAAGTTCAGGCGACCCTCTTGGTAGCTGTCCGCGCCGGACAACGCATCGCCCATCATATCGTGATCGAACGGCGATTTGATGAAAGCGGCGAAAATGGAGTTCACCAACGCGGCCTGCATTTCCGTGCTTTCGTACTTGTCGAGCATTTTCAGCTTTTCAAGCACGGGGGTCAGGATCGACTTGCCGCGAGTTTGGGCGGCGCGTTCCTTTTCAAAATGGTGCAACACCACGGACCGCCCGTGGGCCGTGCGCCGGGGCAGATACTTCCAGGTCCAAGCGTCTTGACCGGTCCAATATTCGCCGGGGTGCGCGCATCGGATGTGGTAGCCCGTCGCGGCGCCAAAGTCGTTTTGCGCAACGCCGCCGCGCAACCGGGCTTCATCGCTCCGCCCGTTCGGATTGGACAGGCGGTCCGGGTCTATGACTTGGATTGCGGTTGCATACGCAAAATCAGACCGCGGACGCCAGTGGGCAACAGCCAAGGACTCGCCATCCAAAAACCGGTGACGAAAGGCCAACCCCATCAATCCCGAAAGGGTGTTGTGTTCGGCGGCGTCGGCATACCGCCGGGGGTCGTTGCTCCAGGCGCGAAATCGCGATTCCAAGGCGCGCTTGTGTTTTTTAAGCCAGTCACGCGACAGGCTCAGGGCTTCAATATCCGGACGCCAAGAAAACCGAAAATCGGAACCGATGGCTTGATCGACGTAGCGTTGCAGCGTGCCCGACGCCCAACCGTTGTTGTCCGCCATGTTGTGCACCCGCGCCGCGATGCGATCGCGGGCAGGCAACAGATTTGAATCCGCCGAGCCCAAATGCGGGTTCCAGCGCGCCAATTCCTGGCTCATGGTATCGCCTGCCGCGTAGGCGGCATCCGACGCCGCGGGGCGCAGGGGGCGCATGGGCCGTCCGGATGCATCCAAGATGCCTCCGAACGCCGTAGATGGCGCGGCTGAAACGCGAACAGTCATTACGGTTCCTGATCAGAAAAATGGGCGCAAGGCGCGGCGTTGGGACAAGCCCAATTGCACCTCAAGTTCGATTTTGCGGGCGCGCAACGTCGGCATGTCCGTCGGCGTATAGGTTACGGTCTTGCCGTCGTAACCGACCGACGCGGTTTTCGAACCCATGGCCAAGTCCTGAATCGCTTGTTCGACCGATGCCAGCCATGCCTGTAACGTCGCGGGATCGGCCATGGGGTTTCCTTCACGTTTAGCGCGCGTTCAATTGGGCCATGCGGTCGGCCAGTGTTAGCGGTTTGGGCGACGATGCCCCGCCCGTCTGGGCCGCGCCATCATCGGCGGGCATCGCAACAACGCCCGTGTTTTCATCCCAATCACGCGCCCACGCGGGTGGGCGGTCCCAGAATTTCGGGCGGTCGGCTTTTAGATGAACAACTAAGGCTCGGTTGACATAAAGTTGATCCCAGGCCTCATTGCGTTTTAGCCGCTGCTTCCAGCCTTTGGGCGTGCGAATTTCGGAACAGACCTCGTCAAAATACGCGTGCGGCGGACCCGCTTCCGACAACAGGCCAGGCGGAAAGTGCACAAAGCGCGGCCCAGGTTGTTCCAGGGTCAGCGCGGTCAGCACGTCGTCTTTCAACATATTTGGGTTCAGGTTCAACACCGGGACCTCACCGCGCGCACCTGCGTTTTTATCCTTGCGCTGACTGTCGGGGTAGGTTTCGGCAACCCGCGGGGCGTATTCACGCGCATTGGGTTCGCCGCGTGTTAGACGGATGCGACCGCCAAGACCACGGGCCTTGGCGCGCATCCAGAAGTTTTGCGCGCGACCGTAAACACCCGGCGCCCCCTGGCTATCGATGCCCGTCAACTTGACGGTCATCACGCGGCCGGTTGCGTCATCCAACGGCCACGTTTTCAACACCACGTTGTCGAGCAGTAGGTCCCAATCTTCATCATAGCGCCCCGGATCCAGCAGCCGGTCGGCATCGCCTGGGGCGCGGTGGATGCGGTATTTTGCAACCACCCATGTTTCCGCCCCAATGCCGTGGGCCTGGACCTGTACATCGAACCATGTGCCTTGCACGTCGACGAATGCGGTTATAAACCGGGCCCCGTTTGGAACGGTGTTTAAGGTGCAGTTTTCTTCCGCAGCGCGGGCCGCAAGGTCGTCGGCGTTAACGCCGTCTTGATCTGCAAGCGCGCGTTCAAGGTACGGCAACGATTGATCGACATTGATGGTGACGCGCAGTGATTCTTCTTTGCCCGTGTGTTCGAAGTCTTCGAACGCAATTAGATATTTTGACACCAGCGACGGCCACGGTTGAAAGGCCGCAGCAGCCCCCTTGAGCCAGAAACTGGCGATGGTGGCGCGCAGACCGTCACCGGACACGATGCCGCCGTCGTTAATCTTTTGGCCTTCCTTCAACCACACCGCATCGGGCAACATGATGTTGCGTTGGGACGGATGGGTCGGATGACCACAGTGGGGGCAGACCATAACCACCGCCTCGGCCGCTTCGGCGCGGGGTGCGCCTTTGGGCCACGACAGGTGATGAAAATCGCCCTCGTAAAATCCATTGCATTGCGGGCACGGCCACAACAGCCTGCGCCTGTCGCCGCGATTGTAGAGCGCCAATATCCCGCCATCGGTGGGCGGCGCCATATGCGGCGTGGAGGCTGGGACCTTCCAGCGTGGATCGATCACCGGTTTGGACGGTGAACTTTCCGCAATCACCATTGCGCGCGAACCGAAGGTTTGGCCACGCTTCATGGCCAAATCGAAGGCCTCGCCCTCGCCGCCCAATGAGCCCTTGAACCGGTCATAGTCGGTTAGGTAGACCCGCGGGATGGGATCGCCAGCAAGGGTGTTTTCGGTCGGCCACCCCATCTGCAACAGCATGTTGCCGCGATAGCGTTTATCAAAAATGTTGTCATCAGACGATGCGTGCGATACCCGCTTCGCAACGGCGGGGGTATCGCGGTTCATCTGAGCGATGCGTTCTCGTGAAAAGTCGCGGGCCTTGGACTGGGTCTTTTCCACCACCAGGGTCCGCATCGGATCGCAGACGATGGAATGCAAAATCGCGTTTTCGACCAATCCAGCGGTTTTCAACGACTGTGCCGGACCGACGAACACGATGGCTTCAAATTCTCGCGACGGGACAAGGTCCATGGGTTCGACCATGTAGGGCGCGACGGAATTGTCCCACGGCCCGACATAACCGCCAGGGTTGTTCACATATCGATGTTTCGCGGCGCATTCCGATACCTTCATGCGGCGCGGCGGCAACAGCGTTTCAGCAGACTTGCGGCGCGGATGGGACGGGTGAACGTATCCGGGGTAAACCGGCGACGGGTAGACCCGCTCAATCAGGTCGGCAATGGTCTCCTGTTGCGGCGTTGGCTGTTGCATCGGGTTCAGTCATCAGTTTTCGGGCCAGTTGTTCCTGCCATTCAAGGGTCTTTTCATGCACCGTCGCGGCCTGAACCGGGGTCAAATCGCATTCGCGTTGTAGGTGGTCGCCAAGCCCTTGGAGCTGCGAAGCCAGAAAATGAAACACCGCTTCAAACTCGGCCGCGACATCCGCAACAGACACCAGCTTTCCACGCTCTTTCATGGCGCGGGACTCGCTCAAGATGACATCGGCCATCCCCTTGCGAACCTTCATCGGCAGTGCGGCCTCTCCATCGACGCCGCCGCCGCTTAAATCTAGGGATTGTTGAACTCGGTCGATTTCAGCGCGGCGCGCGTCTTCGGAAAGCCGCTCTGCTTCCGCAACGCCGTCGTGCCAGCTTTTCAGTTTATCGGGGTCGATCTCATAGGCTTTACCGTTGCCGCCAAACGTGACGACGGGGCATTCCCGCCAGTCGGGGTCAGCGGACAAGCGTGCCTTGATGTCGCCTAGCCACTTGTCAACGGTTGGAAGCGATACCTTCCAAGACCGCGCCACGTCTTCCTTTGACAGAAAGACGGGAACGGACGGCTCTGTATCCGCCATCACATCACCGCCACAAGTTTGGAAACTTCATCAACAGAAACAACAACATAAGCGAATTAAAAAAATAAAAATCCCAAAACAACCGCGGTGTCCGTTACT